TTATGAACGATCTGCGGATGAACATTAAGAAAATGCTGCTCGACGACACCCTACCGCCGGATAATATGTCTGCTCGGTCGGCTACCGAAGTAGTGCAGCGTAGAAACGAGTTGGCACAGAACCTTGGTGCGGCTTTTGGTCGCCTGATTACCGAGGCAATGCTGCCAATCGTATCTCGTATTCTGTACCTGATGGATGAAATTGGTCTGATCCTGATGCCTCTCAAGGTTAATGGTCAGCAGGTCAAGGTAGTACCGATTTCGCCACTGGCTCAGGCTCAGAACATGGACGAACTCAACGATCTGTTGCAGTTTATGCAGATCACAGCGTCTATGGGGCCGGAAGCGCAGATTGCTATCAAGAAAGATGCAATTATCGACTATATCGCTGACAAACTTGGTGTTCCCACAAAACTTCTTACCACAACAGACGAGCGTGAGCTGATCATGCAGCAGATGGCAGAGGCCGCACAGCAGATGCAGATGCAGCAGCAGGGTGCTATGCCTCAGCAACAAAGTCCTGCTGGGCCAGAGCAACTTAGTAACCAACCAGCACTTATGAGGGCATTGCAGTAATGGATTGGAACGATATTGATGGTGACGTTACCAACGTCAAAGGCAAAGACCATCTAGCAGAAATGGATGCACACTACGCCCGTGTGTTCAGTACCGACTCAGGACAGATTATTCTAGCCGACCTACGCAATAAGACTATTGAGCAGCCAACTTGGACTCCGGGTGAAGATGCTTCGCATGGCTATGCAAGGGAAGGCCAGAACTCTGTTGTTCGGTTAATTGAGGAGCGTATAAAACGAGCGAGGACTAGATGATTGAAGAAGAACAGACAACTCAGGCCAGCGAGACTGCTGACAACCAGAGCCTGTTAGCAGTAAGTAAGGAAGAGGAAGTGGCGGCAGAGATTGAAGTGCCTCACCGCGAACTCACCGCACAGGAACTGGAAGCAAAACAAGCTGAAGAACCTGAAAAACCAGATGAACCACTCGTCAGACCAGACTATTGGCCTGAGAATTTCTGGTCAGAAGAAGAAGGGCCAGACGTAGAAGCCCTTGCCAAGTCCTATCAGGAGCTGAGAACCAAGTTCTCTCAGGGCAAACACAAGCCGCCCAAGGATGGCAACTACGATGCAAGCCTATTCAAGAACCTGAATGTTCCTGATGATGATCCAATGCTGTCACGTTATATTTCGACAGCCAAGGAACTCGGAATCTCGCAGGATGCGTTCGATAAACTGGCTTCTATCTACATTGAGGAAGCTGGTCAGGCTTTTGAGAACGTCACTGTCAGCCGTGATGAAGAGATCAAGAAGCTCGGCAATCGGGCCAATGATATTATTCAGGCAAACAACCAGTGGCTGACCAAGTTGAGCAGGTCTGTGTTGAATGAATCGGAAACCAATGCAATCGCCAAGGCTTCTACCTCGGCAGCCTTTGTCTCTGCATTGAACAAGATCAGACAGGCATCAGGTGAGATGTCGATCCCGACTACAGATGTAACACCGGATACCGGAGTATCAAAGGACGATCTGTACGCTATGGTCGGCGATCCAAAGTACGGCAAGGACATGGTATTCACACGCAAGGTGGAGAAGATGTTCCAGAATGCCTTTGGTGACCAGCAATACTCACCGTAATTGACAACATCGGACGGATGATTTAATTGTCCTCCGTCCGACAATCATATCTTAGATACGACCGGATACTTAGTTGGGTGACCCGTAAGGACAATCACGAACGATTTATCACATGAAACGCAATTTGGAGATTTAACATGGCACAGGGTATTTCCTCAGCCTTTGTCACGCTCTTCGATGCGGAAGTGAAGCAAGCATATCAGGGGCAACGTCTCCTTGCTGGTCTCGTCCGTGAACGTCAGAACGTGGAAGGCTCAACCGTAAAGTTCCCTAAGATTGGCAAAGGTTCTGCCACACTTCGGGTTCCTCAGACGGATGTAACACCACTCAACATCACATATTCGCAGGTCACTGCGACGATGAGCGACTACAATGCTGCTGAATACAGCGACATCTTCCATCAGGCGAAGGTTAACTTCGATGAGCGTCGTGAGCTTGTCCAGGTTGTCTCCGGCTCAATCGGTCGTCGTATGGATCAGTTGGTATTGGATGCACTTGCTGCTTCCAGCACATCGTTGACTGTCAGCAATGACATCGGTGGCACTGACACCAACCTGAACCTTACCAAGCTCCGCAATGCAAAGCGTCTCTTGGACAAGAACAATGTTCCTATGGACGGTCGTTGCTTCCTTGTTTCGGCTTCGGGTCTTGAGTCCCTGCTCGGCGAAACGTCCATTACATCTGCTGATTTCAACTCGGTACGCGCTCTCGTATCGGGTGAGATCGACACATTCTTGGGCTTCAAGTTCACCATGATCGGTGATCGTGCTGAAGGTGGCTTGGCAATCGACGGCTCGCTTGACCGTGTATGCTTCGCTTATCATCGTGACGCTGTTGGCTTCGGTATCGGTATGAATATGAAGACCGAAATCAACTATGTTCCAGAGAAGACCTCATACCTTGTAAACGGTATGTTCTCCGCTGGAGCAATCGCGATTGACGATGAAGGCATTGTCAAGATCACTTGCCGCGAAACCGCATAAAGGAGATTGAACAATGGCTTTTTCTTCGACAGGTTGGAACACGATCGCTGCCAATAAGTCTGGCAACGCACCGTCTCTTTACTCCTACAAGTCTACTGACACACAGGCGACGATCAATACTGCTGGGTACTTCAACACAGTAGCGACCCTCGTCAATGTCGGTGACGTAATCTTCATCTACGATGCTACGACCCCTTCGCTCGTTATTTCCTACGTGAATAGCGTTACGTCGGCTGGCGTAGTGGACATCGCTGATGGTACGACTATCTCGGCGACTGATACGGATTAATTCCGTTGAACCGCTGGTGCTAATTGAGGGGGAGAAATCCCCCTCTTTTTGTTTGTGTACGAATAATATATAAGGCGTTAATATTGCGTTGAAGGAGAACTCCATTGGCAACTGGTGACACCAAACTCACAATCGTCAACGACGCACTTATTATGCTCGGAACCAACATCATTACATCCTTCACTGACGGATCTAATGCTGCTCAGATCTCCGACCGACTCTATGACGACATCAAGGCAATGGTACTTACAATGTACCCTTGGACATTCAGCTACAAGAAAGTCCAACTAGCTCAACTCGCAAGCACTCCGGTTACAGAATGGAAGTACGAGTATCAGCTCCCCGGCGATATGCTGTCAGGCCCAAGGGCTTTGTTCGTTTCTGCTAATCCAGGTGCGCGTCCAGTCACTGACTGGGAAGTTATGAACAACATGGTGCAGACCAACTACACCACTGTCTATATCGACTATCAGTTCGATGTCAGCGAAGACCTGATGCCGAAGTATTTTGTCCAGTTGATGAAGTACTATCTGTGCTGGCACTTTGCAGAGCCTGTCACTGACCAGATGAGCAAGAGCCAATACTGGGCCAACATGGCTATCGGTTCTGGTGAGAACGGTCGTGGCGGTTACTTTAGACAGGCCACTATGGTTGACGGTCAGAATCACCCACCTCAGATGATTGAAGACTTTAGCCTTGTTGCCGTGAGGTACTAATGACCCGCATAATCAATATCCAGACCAACTTTACAGTAGGCGAAATTGATCCGCTGCTTCGTGGTCGTATTGATCTTGCACAGTATTACTCCGGCCTGAAGACCGCTAGAAATGTTGTAATTCTGCCACAGGGCGGTGTGCGTCGTAGACCCGGCTTGAAGTTCATTCATGCTCTGCCATCGAATGCGTCTGATGGTGCGGTTCTAGTTCCGTTCGAGTTCTCGACCAGCGATTCGTATATGTTCGCTATCGTCAACCAGCGCATCTATGTCTACAAGGCTGGTGTTCTGATTACGAATATCAATGGTTCAGGCAACGACTATCTAGCCGCTACCGAACTAACATCAGCCAGATTAGCTAACCTTAACTACGCCCAGTCTGCGGATACGGTTATCTTTACGCATAAAGATATGCCAGTTCAGAAGATGGTTCGTGGCGGCACAGACGCAACATGGACAATCTCGAACCTGTCGTTCGATTACATTCCAAAATATGCGTTTACGATTACCTTGGCATCTCCAGCAGCTACGCTTACGCCATCTGCTACGACGGGCACGGTTACACTGACGGCAAGTGCGGCAGTGTTTACATCTGCGTTAGTCGGTCAATACGTCAATAATACAATTTCCTATGGTCGAGCCAGAGTTATCGAGTTTGTCAGCACGACGGTTCTTCGGGCTATCGTTGAAGTTCCGTTTTCTAGCACGGGTGCAATCGCAGCTAGTAGCTGGGAGACTGAAAGCGGCTATGAAGATGTATGGTCATCTACCCGTGGTTATCCCAGAAGTGTGACTTTCCATGAAGGACGGTTATATTTTGGGGGTTCCCGTGACAGACCATCAACTGTTTGGGGTAGCCGTGTCGGTGACTTCTTTAACTTTGACAAGC